TCGAACGACGCGCGTGGTGATTTGCTTGGCGTGGCGCCTGCAACCATTGCAGCCGGTAGCTCCGGTTGGGTGCAGGTGAAGGGCGTGTGTAACGTGCAGGTGGCGGCATCTTGTGCTGCGAATGCGCGCTTAAACACGACTGCCACGGCGGGGCAACTTGATGATGATGGCACTGCGGGTTCCTTTACCTGCGATGGCATCTTCCTGACCACGGCGCGCGCTGCCAGCGCGGGCATCGCGCCTGGCATCCTGAATTACTCAATTCAGGGCGTTGTTCTGTGAGGATCAACGGGGCCGGGGAAATCAATCCCCGGCCTTTCTTTTGGAGATGACCTTATGAGTGGAACCGGACAAAGCCGCGAACCCGTGGCCATAATGCCGATTGAGTTTTGGACTGAATACAGCGGCGAGGGCGCCGATATGAAGGCCGCCGATTGGGTACGGTGGGTGAAGAAGGGCGATTCCATGCGGTCAACCGTTGCCGAAAAGGTGTCACGGTTGAAGAAGGGCATGGTTGGTGAAGAAATTTGGGCAGTGATCAAGCCCTATTATGAACGCTGGAAGGAAGGCCAAGATGCGCCGGTTATCGGAATGCCTTTGGACGCTGCGCCATTCGCTACAAAGGAAATGGTCCGCGTTCTGGCGCAAGTGGAAATCCGGAGCGTCGAAGATTTGGCCAATGCGGAAGAAGCGGCGCTGAACAAACTGCCGATCCCAGGCATCATCGGAATGCGCGCCAAGGCCAAGGCGTTGCTTGATACGCGGGCCAATCTAGCGCCGGTCTCGGAAGAATTGGCGGCGCTGCGCCAGAAGGTGGAAGCCTTGGAGAAAGAGCGCAATGAGGCGCTGGAATTGGCCGATGAAATGGCCAAGGAAGCCGACAGAAAACGTAGCCGGAAGCCGGAAGGCGTAGCGGCGGCGCTTGGTTAAGGGGTGCGGAAATGTCATTACTCACGCTGGTTCAAGCGGCTTGCGATAGGCTGGGCATCCAAATGCCGAGCGCGGTCATGTCTTCAGGTGATGACACGATCCGCGTTATGCGCGCCTTGGCCACGCAAGAGGGGCGCGAATTGGCGCGGCGGGTGGCATGGCAAAACCTGACCAAGGAAAGCAGCTTTACCACGGTAGCGGCGGAAACGCAGCCGGGCGCAATCCCGGCTGATTTCGACCGTTTCATCAATGAGACTGCCTGGAATTATACGCAAAACCGGAGCCTGATTGGGCCGGTTGACCCGCAACAATGGCAACAGTTGAAGGCTTCGCTTGTGGGGCCGCCGTGGTTGCATTTCAGGCAGCGCGGCAATGCCTTCCTGATCATTCCAAACCCGCCAGCGGGCGAGAACATCCGCTTTGAATATGTATCGCGGTTTTGGGTTGACACGAATGGCGATGGCCTAGGTGAAGCCGACGCATGGGCGAATGACAGCAACACGGCGTTGTTTAATGAGGAATTGATTACGCTTGGCGTGATCTGGCGCTGGCTGAAGAGCAAGAGGCTGGCTTATGCGGACGAATTGCAGGAATATCAGGTGCAGGTGAACCAAGCCATAGGCCGCGATGGTGGCAAGCGCACGGTCAGCCTGGGCGGGGAATATGACCCGGCGCCGCGCGTGCCGAGCATTCAAGACGGGTCTTGGCCGCTATGATCCGCCCCACACGGCAAGGCGCTGGCATGGCGCGGGTGGTGTCTATCCCACCCCCGGTGCAAGGCTTGAATGCGCGCGATGCGCTGGCGTCTATGGAAGCGGCGGACGCCATCACGCTTGATAACTGGTTTCCGCGCGGGAATGACGTTGTCTTGCGGCGCGGGCATCAAAGCCATGTGACGGGCCTGCCGGGCAATGTCGAAAGCCTGATGCAGTATTCCAGTGGCAGCGCAAATAAGCTATTTGCCGCGTCTGGGACCGCCATTTATGACGTGACCACGGCGGGCGCGGTCGGCGCGGCGGTGGTGTCTGGCCTAACCAACGCGCGCTGGCAGCATGTGGTGAAAACCACGTCAGGCGGCACGTTCCTTGTTTGCTGCAACGGCGCCGATGCAATGCGCGCCTACGATGGCAGCACTTGGACAACGCCTTCAATTACGGGCGTCACTTCATCCAATATCATTGGCTTGGCTTCCCACAAAGAACGCTTGTGGTTGATCGAGAAAGACAGCGCAACGGCCTATTATCTGGCCACCAAGGCAATCGCAGGCAATTCCACTGCCTTCCCGCTGGGCGCGGTGTTTCGCATGGGCGGCAGGTTAAAGGCGATCATTCCGCTTTCGCAAGACGCTGGCAGCGGGCCGGATGATTTTCTCGCTTTCGTATCTGACAAGGGCGAGGTCGCCATTTACCAAGGCACTGACCCTGGCACGGCTTCCGAATGGGCTTTGATTGGCGTCTTTCGAGTCGGGGCGCCGATTGGCGACCGCGCCTTTCTCCGAGTTGGCGGCGATGCTGCGCTGATTACGGATGATGGCGTCATTTCGCTTTTGCAGGCTATCAATGTGGACCGCGCCGCCGCAAATACCGCTACCATTACTGACCGCATCCGAGAATTATTCTCGACATATGTGCGGGCATACCGGACGAATTTCGGCTGGCAGGCGATTAGCTATCCGGCTGGTAATTGGGGCCTTTTCAACGTGCCGATCTCGGCAACGCAAAGCGTCCAACTTGTGATGAACACAATTACCGGCGCTTGGTGCCGCTTTACCGGGCAGAACGCCTTTTCATGGTCTATGCTGGGCAATGAAATCTATTTCGGCGGTTCAACGCGGGTTTTTAGGGCCGATGTAGGTGGCACTGACAATGGCGCCGATATTGCGTCAGACATGAAAACCGCGTTTCAATATTTCAAAGATCGGGGCGGGTTGAAGCGTTTCACAATGTTGCGTCCTACGTTTATTTCCAATGGCTTGCCATCGCCACGCATCACGCTTGATGTGGATTTTGGCAACAAGGAACCAACCGGCTCAACGAGCTTTACGGCCTTTGGCGCGCTTTGGAATTCGGCGGTTTGGGATGTTGATGTATGGGGCGCGGACGCCGAGCAGGTGACACAACAATGGATCGGCGTTCACGCGCTTGGCCGTTGCGCGGCGGTGCGAATGAAGATGGCCAGCCAAGGCGCCACGATGGCCGTCAGCGCTTTTGACGTGCTCATGGAACCAGCGCAGGCGACCGCGCTATGACGCTGTTCTGGCCACGCGATGCGCGCGAGAATGAAGCCCTGGCGCAATGGTGCGGGCGCCGGATTGAGCATGTCGGGGCTGATGGGTTTGGCCCATGCCAGGCGGCGGCGGTGCTGCACGGCGATCATGTGGCGGCGGTGGTGGTGTTTCACGATTGGCAGGATCAGGCCCGCACGTTGCAGGCGTCCATTGCGGCAGATAACCCGCGATGGGCAGGGCGCGAAGCCTTGGGGGGCATCTTCGGGTATGCCTTCGGGGTGGCGCGGGCAAACAAGCTATGGGCTGCCAGTCCGCACAATGCGGAGCGCGCGCTGCGCTTTAACAAGGGCATTGGTTTGAAGCCGGAAGCAACGCTTCGGCACCATTTCGGGCCAAAGGTTCACGCGGTAGTTTGCGCGATGCTGCGAAGCGAATGGCAGCGGTCGCGGTGGTATAAGGAGACTGTTCATCATGGGTAAGAGGGCACCGAGCGCGCCGCCCGCGCCTGATCCTGCCGCCACGGCGGCGGCGCAGGCGGCGGCCAACCGTGAAACCGCGATTACGCAATTCGGGTTGAACGCGGTCAACCAATACACGCCATATGGCAACTTGGAATATGCTCAGTCCGGCACTTGGGCGGACGGGACGCCGCGCTTTACCGCCACGCAAACGCTATCGCCTGCCGAACAGGAAGCGCTGAACCTCAGTAATCAGGCGCAATCGCTTTACGGCACGGCGGCGGTGCGTCAGCTTGGCGCGGTGCAGGAACAGCTTGGCCGGCCATTCCAGTTTGACCCTGGCGCGTATGGCGACACGGCAATGGGCCGCAATGCGGTGGAAACCGCACTGATGGAGCGCTTGCAGCCGCAGCTTGATCGGGACCGGGCGGCGATGGAAAACCGCCTTGCCAATCAGGGGATCATGCTTGGTTCCGAGGCTTACCGCAACGCAATGAGCAATTACGAGCAGCAGGTGGCGGACCAGCGCCTTGCCATTGTGGGCGCGGCTGGGCAGGAAGAGAACCGCATGGCGGCGCTGCGCCAGCAACGCTTGCAGGAGCAACTTGCCTTGCGCGGGCAGCCGATCAACGAAGCGACGGCGCTGCTGACCGGGCAGATGGTTGGGTCGCCTTCCTTTGTGAATACGCCGCAGACGAATGTCTCGCCGACCGATTACCTGGGCGCGGTGCAGATGCAGCAGGCGGGGCAACAGGCAGGGTTCCAACAGAAAGCGCAGAATTACGGGGCACAGCTTTCGGGCATCTACGGGCTTGGATCGGCTGCGCTTGGCGGTTGGGCGCGCGGAGGATTTAAATCATGAGCGAAAGTTTTGGGCGCGGCGAAAGCGCGCTTTTCCTTGCAAACCCGGAATTGGCCTCGGCTGCCAGGCGCCAGCGATTTGCGGAAGAACTGCTTGGCCAGGCCGTCAAGCCCCGCAATGTCGGCGGGCACGCGGGCGGGCTGGCGCAGATGGGGCAAGCGCTGATTGCCGGGTATATGGGCTACCGCGAAGACGAAAAAATCCGCGCGCTTGCCGAAGCGCAGCGTGCCCGCGAAGATGAGGAAGTACGCGCCCTGATGGGTGGCGCCATGCCTGCTGGCCAAGCCGTGCCAGCAACGCAAAGCGCGCTTGCCACGCCGCCGGGATCATTGCCCCCGCCCGTGCCGATTGCGCCGGAAGGTGGCGAGGTGCCCCCGATGGCGACCGCGCTGATGAACCCGCCTGGGCAGCCTGGGCAGCCCGCGCAGGGCGGTGCCGCACCGGGAATGCCAATGCCCCCGCCCGTGCTGGCAGGTGGCGCCGCGCAGCCGGGGGGACTGCCCGCAATGGCGCAGCCGGGCGGTGGTGTGAATATGCAGGCAATCATCGCGGGCATGTCTTCCAGTAGCCCGCGCGTGAGAGCAACGGCGCAGATGCTATTCCAGCAAGCGCGGGATCAGGAAGAGCGCGCCTTGCGGCTGCAAGATCGTGAGGAAGAACGGCGGTTTAGGCTTCAATTAGCCGGGGCCAGCCGCGCGCCGGTGGAACCGCGCCCGGTCACAATGGCGCCCGGACAGGCGCTTGTTGATCCGGCTTCAGGGCGAGTTATTGCTGAAAGACCCCCAACGCCCGCCGAGCCGCGCCAAAGCGACATTGAACGCAAAATCGACTTGATGGTGCAAAACGGTGTCCCGAGAGAAATGGCGACAGGGCTTGCGACAGGCCAATTTGAAACGCGCCAAGATCCGCAAGATGGATCAATCACCATTATTGACCGCAGTAATGGGCGGATTTTGTTTGGCCCTAATGCGGGCGGAATTATTGGTCAGCCTGCTGCCCCTGCCGCGCCCGGCGCGCCTTTGGTCCGAGGGCCACGCATGGATGGTGTCGCGCCCGGTGCGCCCGGTGCGCCGGGTAGCACCTTCCCCCCCAATGCTGATTTCCGGGGCGCTACTGGTGCGCCAGGCTTGATAGCCGAGACGGCAAACCTCGTTGCTGACTTATTCGGCGGGCGCAATCTGCCTGCCCCGGAACGCGCAGCAGGAGCGCAAGCGTTACGCAACCTTGACACGCGAACCCGTATGTTCTTGCAAAGTGCGATCCCAGGGCGCCCGTCAAATTACTTGATGGAAATGATTGGTGGATTGACCGTTTCGCCTGCCGAAATACGTCTAGGCCCTGAACGTGCGACTGAGCGAGTTCAGCAAACCTCTCGTTTTCTTGAACAGACTGTCCGTGAATTAGAAGAAATCGCGGGCGGTCAAGGAACGGGTCGTTTTACGCGGCAAGACATCGGCGAAGCAAACCGCGTCTTAGTGTCGTTGCGGCCTTTGCTGAATGATTACCGCACCCTTGAAGGTGCGCTAACTAGGCAGCCCGAACGTGCGCCACCGCCGCCGCGCCGTGGCACCATTGGCAATCGTCCAGCGCCGCCGGAAGGTGAAATCCGCACCCCAAGCGGCCTTACGCTGCGTCCAATTCAATAAGGAGCGTTCATGCTTTACGAAGTCACCGCGCCGGATGGCAGACGCTTTCAGGTTCAAGCGCCCGAGGGTATGGCACCGGAAGTATTGGCGCGTGAAGTTGAAGCGGCTTTGGGGATACAAGAGCCGCAAAGCGCAGCGCAGCCGGGCCGTGGTGGTGGCGTTTTGCCGTTTATCAATCGCGGAATTGCCTCCATTCTTGGCGCTCCGGTGGACATTGCCAACGCGGTTATTGGTATGGACCCGCGAAACTTGCCTTTTGGCGTTGGCCAGGCCGCTGCTGCTGCCGGGGCGCAACCCCTGCGCACAAGCCAGCAACCTTTGGGCGGTTCTGCCAGCATTGAGGCCGGCTTGGCGTCGCTTGGGCAAGCTACCGGGGCGCAGATGGTGCCAGAGCCTGGGCAGCAACCAGAAACGGCAGGCGAATACATTGGGCGGGGGGTAGGTGAAGCAGCAGGCACGCTAATTCCTGGCTATGGCCTAGCTAGGCTTGCGGCGGGTGCATCTAGCCCGGTTGTGGCGGGTATTGGTCAACGCATCGCAAATGCGCCGGTTGCGGCGCCGGTGGCAACAACTGGCGTCGAATTGGCGGCTGGGGGTGGGGCGGGTGCCGGGCGGATGTTTGCCGAGCGAACCTTCCCGGACGTGGAAGGCGCTGGAATGCTGGGCGAATTGGCCGGGGGGTTGAGCGTCGGGGCGCTGGCATCGGTGCCAAGCCTAATCGCCAATGCTCCTACCTATCGCGCCGCGCGGGGAGCTGTGACGCCTTTCACGCAAGCTGGCGCGCAAGCCCGCGCAACCGGGCGCTTGCAAGGTTTGGTTGCTGAACCAGAAGCGGCGGCGGCGGCGGCAACTCAACCCTCAATCGGCAACCTAACTCCAGCGCAGCGCACGGGAGACACGCGCCTTCTAGCGTTAGAGCGCTCGATTGCCGACGCTGATCCGGTTATCGCGCAACGGCTACGGGACCGCGCAACAGAGTCTGAGGCTGCGCTTTTGGAAGAGGCCCGCGCCCTTGGTGGCGACCCGACGCAAACCCGAGCATTTTTGGAAGGCCGCCGCGCACGCCTTGAAGCCGCGCTTGATGAACGAGTGCAACAAGCCCAAACCACGGCGCAACAACGCATTGCTGCCCTAGAGCCTGCCGCGCCAGCAGAAACAGCCTCGCGCATTGTGCGAGAGGAGTTTGACAAAGCGTATCAAGCGGCGATGGCGCAAGAGCGTGAGCTTTGGCAATCCATCCCGCAAGACGTTCAAATTGACACGGCGCCGCTTTTTGCTCGCTTTGCCGAATTGACGCAAGCGACGCCTCGCACTCAACAGCAAGACATTCCTGATTATGCTCGCACCTTTTTAAGTGCTGACGGCAACCGCCGCTTAGGGGGGCTTGAAACCCCGGCAGAATTGCAAGGCTTCCGGTCGGAAATGCTTGACATTGCGCGTCGCGAAAGCGCAAGCCCGACTGGATCACGAAACAAGGCGCGGATTGCGCGCGAATTGGCGGATGCTACGCTTGATGTAATGAACAGTCTGCCAGAAACGGCAGGCCCTTACGGCGTGGCGCGCGATTTCACTCGACGCCTAAATGAAACCTTCCGCAGTGGTGAAGTAGGCATTTTGTCTCGATCCGGCGTAGGTGGGCAACCGCGCGTTGCGCCTGAAATGACGTTGCCAGAGACAATCGGGCGTGGCGGCGTTGCGGGTGGTTTGGCTGAGCGTGAACTGATGGCCGCGACCAATGAAAGCCCTATGGCGCGGGCTGCAATCCAAGATTATTTGATGCGCTCATTCCGTGATATGGCATTAAA